AGGTGCTTTGCTCCGTATCAAATATAGCAAGCGTAGTTCCTTTTGGCGTCTCAGACATTAGCTTCTCAAATACGTATTCGTTTAATATGCTAACTGCTATACTGGAGGTAAAAAACGTCTTTTTAGACTTTTGTCTACCTTGTATTAAGCTAAGGTCTCCTAAAGAGAATATAGGTATAAAAATAGTACTTGTCCCGCTACGCTGGCAAACGTTTAGTAATGTCGGCGGCTGCTCTATAATTTTATTAGGGTCGAGTCTTGTCTCGTAGAGCTTGTTTGTTAAATTAGTTTCCATTTGATTTAGCTATTAAGTTTTGCTCTATTTTAAAAATCTCTCCTTGTAACTCAGGGTTAGCATTTAGCCATTTTTTTACTGAGGTAGTTATTTTGTCGTAATGGTAAACTCCGTCTTTATCTACCTTACGAAAGCTGCTCATCGAGTTTATAGTATTAAACCAAAAGTTATCCGTTCCTCTCGTTCCACTCTCGCACTCCTCCCAGTATCTTTTAATAGCTATTAGTTGGCTTATAGGTACTTTATCTACCTCTATTATTTTGCGAGTATCTTCTACCCACTTAGTTAGGCTTGCATTATTTAAAGTTTTAGTTTCTCCTTTTTTCAAGAATAGATTATGAAAACCTTTAGCAATATAAAAATAGAGAGGGGCAACTCCTTCAGGAGGTGACGTTATACTCTTTATATATATAACTTTCTCTTTCTCTTTCTCTTGTACCAAAGGGGCTTGGCTACCCCCTTGCGTACCCCCTATGCTACCCCCTTCAATATGCTCTATTAAACCCCCTTCAATAGGACTACCTAAAAGGTCTGTTTTCATTTTCTGCTTATATCCGTTTACGCTCTGTTCTATGTGGTGTCGTTGACTTTCGTAGCAGATATTAACAATAAAATTTAGCCCCTTGGGGTCTTCGTCTATAAACTGCTTGTTTAGAATTGAAAGTAAAAAATTAAGCTTGTCTTTATCGTTGCTTAATTCATTTAAAACGTCGTAATAACTTCTCAGGAAGTTAAACGCTCTTCTTTTGGTTGGTTTTTTTGCCATTTCGTATCACGGTTTTTTTGTAGGTATAAAAGGGTAGGTCGTGATACATTTTTGAGATGTCCTACCCTTATACCAAATATCTTTGTGTTAAAATAATGTATCACGGCAGCAAATATAATAATACAATCCGAATAAAAAAATAAATTTGTATTAAAATGAAAATAATTTTAAAAGACCTTCCTAAGATTAGCCTTAACAAGTGGTACGCTGGTATGCATTGGACTAAGCGTAAGAAAATAAAAGACAATTACACTTTAATAGTTAAAAGCCAGTTTAAGGAAGTGCTGCCAGCCTCAGAGAGTTACAATACTGAATACCACTTCACTTTTAAGAGCAGACCTTTAGACGCTTCTAACTGCGTAGCTATGGTAAAAATGATAGAGGATATAATATTTGAAAGCGACGGCTACAAAGTAATTAAGAGTATTTTAATTACAAGCACTAAAGGAGCTGAGGATGTGGTCGAAATAAAAATAAATAAAAAATAGTTTGGTATTAAATATTAATACATATATTTGCCCTCATATTAACAATAACAAAATGACAAAATTACAAACACTACACGCTCAAATAGACAAAGAGTACCAAAGAATTGATATGCTTAACAGAACACTTAGCAGCGGCTCTTTAGACTTCTACGATTTTATAAACGCAGAGATAGCAGAAGCTAAGGACTTAATTACAAAACTAAAAGCAGAATTTAATTTAGAGTATATTAAATAATTATGAACGTAAAAGCAAACCAAAAAGACCGCACCTTCACTATAAGAGTAAAGGATAACAAGTACCGAACCTCAAAATTTTCAAAAGCTACTTTCGAGGAGCTTGAGCATAATACAGACGCAGACTGGTTTAATTTTTTAGCTACATCTAACTGTTATTATTTAGTAAAATGAATAGACTACAAATAACCTTCGCACCTAAAGACTTTACCGCTGGCTCTGAGTGGTTAGAGGAGAATAGCACAAAGCTCGGATTTAGTTATGACGAGTACCAAGATATTTACGAAAGTGAGGATATGCTATACAATATCGAAAAAGAGTTAGAGGCTTCAGGATTAAAATACACTTTATACTAATATGAAAGAACAAATATTAAAAGTAGGAACAATATTAATGCCGCTTGGGTTTATGGTGGCTTTAGTAGACTGCAAGGTTTATGCAGCGATTAATTTTGTAATAGGTTTTGTATGCTTATTAGAACTTATAGACGTAAAATTAAAAGAAAAAAATAAACCTACAAGTTAACCTTGTATTAAAACTAAACACTATATTTGCAAAACAATTAAACACAATGATAATAGATTTAAACTTAGAAGAACGCAGCTGGGTAGCTATATGCCTTGAGGATAAAATTACCTCAGCAGAAAAAAACTTTCAAGCTACCAAAGATTGCTACTGGTCTGACCAAGTAGAGGCTTTAACCAAAATTACCAAGAAACTATAATGAAATTTCAACCATACATAGGAAAGCAATTAACAAGAGCTATAAAGGCTAACACTACTCGAGCAGAACGCCAGGTAGTAGCAGAGAGGCACATAATAAGTGTACACACTCTTAACACCGTTATAAGCGGAGAGCGTAAGATAACAGATTTTAACGAGCCAGCTCTAACCGATATAATAAAAGTAGCTATACGAAACGCTAATAATAACGGCAAGACCTTAGCAGACTACTACCAACAAAAAGAGGCAGCCGTAGCTACCCCTCTAAACAATCATTAACAATAACAACACAAAAATAAACAATTATGACAATATACAATAAACTTGCCGCCGTTAAAAAAGAGATAGGAGCTATTTCTAAAGACGAAACAAACCCTTTTTTCAAATCTAAGTACTTTGACATCAACGGGCTTTTAAGACATACAGAGCCACTATTACAAAAGAACGGTCTACTACTACTCCAGCCTATTTTAAATGGCGAGGTAAGCTCTCAAATTATAGACACCGACTCAGGCGAAAGCGTTACCAGTTCAATAGCTTTACCTAATATGGATGACCCGCAAAAGTTAGGCTCTGCGGTTACTTATTACAGACGCTACACCCTACAAAGTCTTTTAGGCTTACAAGCTGAAGATGACGACGCTAACTCCGCAAGCCAAGCGGTAAAAAGTAGTAAGCCTTGGATTAATGAAAACGATAACGTTTGGAAAGCTGCTCTTGTTAAAAAAATAACTCTTGCAATGCTTAGAGAGCATTATTCTATAAGTAACGTAAACGCTCAAAAATACGAGAATGCAATTAAAGGAATTTAAGCAAAGAGCCTCCTCGGCTGGCAAACTAATGACTAACCCTCGCTCTAAAGGCGAGGTGTTAAGTCAAACCACTAAGAGCCACCTACAAGAGTGGTTAAAGTCTGAGCTTTACGGCATACGTAAGCAAATCAAAAGTAAGTATCTCGACAAAGGTAACGCAGTAGAAGACTCAGCAATAGACTACGCAGCCTCAGAGCTTGGATGGTTATTCGCTATAAAAAACGAAGAGTTTTTCGAGGATGAATATTTCTGCGGAACGCCTGACGTAATGTTAGACGACACAATAGTAGATATTAAAAGCTCTTGGGACTGTTTTACCTTCCCGCTATTCGAAGACGAGATACCAAACTCAGATTACTACTACCAATTAATGGTATATATGCACTTAACGGGCAAACGTAAAGCTACCCTTTGCTATGTTCTTATGAATACTCCCGAGCATTTAAGCTACGACGAACCACAAGACTACTCAGAGGTAGAAAGTAAATATCGGATTAAGACTTTTGACATAGAATACGATATAGAAGTGATAGAAAAATTAATAGAGAAAGTTAAAATTTCAAGGGAATATATAAAGAGTTTAATATGAGTGAGAGAATAATGAAGAGAGAGCTGGGCGAGGCTAAACAAACTATAATATCTATGGGAATGCTTATAGCAGACTACGAGAAGGCTTTAAAATATAGGGGCTATATGGATAAAAGGATAGAAAGTATGCGAAATAAGCACAACCTGGGTACTACTATGCAAATGAGCAACGGCGAACCGCTATACTTTGAGCGAATAATGGAGGTAGTGTCAATGTACTACAATGAAACCAAAGAGGATATAAGAGGCACTAAACGCCCTCGTAACTTAGTAGACGCTCGACATATGTTTTGCTATTTATCCAAGCAAAATACCTCAGCTACTTTAAAAGAGATAGGAGCTTACATAGGAGGCAAAGACCACTCTACCGTACTTCACGCAATAGACAAAATAACAGACCTATTACAAAGTGATAAATTAATGCAACGAGACTACAACAAAATAATCCAATTTATAAAATGAAAAACGCAACTAAACAAGTAGAGCAACTGCTCAGAGATTACCCTGAGACTCGAGATAATTTTAAAAAGTTAATACGCAAAGCCTTGCAAGAGGTCTACGGAATTAACGTACTATCTGCCCTGATTATTGCAGAGCATTACAAAGCCGTAGAGACTATCCTACGAGCTAACCGCAAAGCCCAGCTAAATAACGAGGAGTTAAGAGGTGCTAAACGTAAGCACCGCAAAGAGGTAATAAGCGAACAAATTAAAAAGGATTTAGGGTACTAATGAATATAGACAAAAAATTAAATGCTGGACAGAAGCTTTATTTAATGGCAATAGCTATGCAAGCTGAAATGGACGAGTGCGGTATAAAAAAAACGCACCCTTTTAGAAAATCAGTAACCTCTTACGAGTTATGGATAAAAGAACAAAGTAGCGTAGTGGAGCTTTTAAGCTCAGAGGCTCACGCTAAAGCGGTACATAATTTTAACGTAATAATAGATAGTATTACAATAGGAGATTTAGCTCACGAAATAGGTGAATTTACAGTAGAGAGATGAGCTTGAATATAAAACTAATCCTAATAGTAGCTATATCTGCTACGCTATTTATTACAACTTTGATTCATATATCAAAGCAAAAAGAAGCTACCCAGCCTCCAAGAGTTATTACCCTAAGCAATACCGACACTATATATAAAAAAATAGAAAAAATTAAACTAAAATCTGACACAATTATTTTAAAATATGAGACACAAATCAATACTTATCGTAACGCTTCTACTACTAACAAAATTAGCTTATTCGCAGACCGTATTAATAGATAATAGCGGAGATACGACTATCTGCATAACCATACCGCAAATGGATAGAGTCTATATTGAGCTACTGCAAAAGGATAGTTTATTAGAGCAAGCTCATTTAAGCCACGCCAGAGAGCTTTTATTGTATGAGGTGATAGATAGTGTCAAAAGCGATATAAAGTTGCTTGAGCAGCTTGTATATACCATTGATAGCGAAAATATGGGGTTGCACTTGGATAACAAAAATAAAACAGTTAAATTAAAGCGAAGTAGATTTGTGGCAATAATTGCTTCTTTAATAGCTACACTTATAATAATAAGATAAAATATGACAAAAGAAGAAAGAAAGGAATATAATGCAATTTATTTTAAAAACAATTTTCATAAAAAAGAAGATTATAAAATAAAAGCGGAGCTTAGCAGAAAGCGAATAAAATCTACTATATACATAATAACTAACCCAGCTTGGGGTAAATTTATTAAAATAGGCAGAGCTAAAGACGTAAAATCAAGATTAGCTTCTTATCAAACATCTTCCCCGTTTAGAGATTATAAGCTTGTATTTTTTATGGAAGTTGACGACATTTTAGATGCAGAAAGGTTTATATACAATAAATACAAAATGCTTAATGAGTGGTGCTGCGCTGAATGGAAACAAGTAAAAAAAGATTTAATTAAATATAATAAAAAACTATCACTAACACAAGTGCAGTAAAACGCTCTTTTGATACGTAAATATTCGGTATTATACGTAATTACAACCTAAAGTGACAAACTGCCTGAATTTTTCCGAAAAACTAATGCAGATTAAAACGTAGTCAGTACTCGAGAGTCGAAGACGTTTAAGTACATAACCTCTTTAGGTATGCGGTTACTATTGCCAAACTCCGTAGTAGCTCTTATGTATTGAGTCTTCCAGTAAGGGGTAATATCGTGGAGATTGAATAGGTAGATACCTTTAGGCGTTGAGTTTATATAGATAGCAGCGTCTGAGTGTTTAGCAGTCTCAGCTATCATAGCGTCATACTTCTTTTTTTCGAGTAATAGGGTGTCGTAATGAGTCCTTCTACACTTTAGCTCTATTCTATGCTTAGTAGCTGGAGAGTAACAGTCCCAGCGGCTCATTTGATTTTTAGACTTTAATAAGTCAAAGTAAATATTTGCTTCTAACCACTCAAAGAGGTCGTTTTCTTGCATTAATAACCCTCTTTTGATACGTCAAAACTTGGACAAGCTTTTGCAGAATATTCGTTATGTCCGTGGATTTCCAAATTTGGAAACTTTTTACGAAGGTCAGCGCTTAAAGAGATTAAAGACTCTTTTTGCTCTGCGGTTCTTGTATCCTTTGCTTTGCTCATAGATTTATTCATACCGCCAACGTAACAAACTCCAATACTAAATTTATTTTGACCTAAGCAATGCGCCCCTAAAAGCTCTACGGGTCTACCCGCTTGTATCTGACCATCTAACTCTATTACATAGTGGTAGCCTATATCGTTCCAGCCTTTATCTAAATGCCATTGGCGTATAGTGTCTATCTTAACATCTCTACCCTCAGGAGTAGCTGAGCAATGTATAATTACTTTATTAATTGGTCGCATAATCTATATTTAAGGTAATAATAAATAGGTAAATAGTGATAGTATTGTATTGATACTCTTTAGAAGGAGCTATGTACTCCCAACCTAAAGCAAAGCGGTCGTGAGGATAGTGAGCGGAGAAAGTTACTGAGTAATCCATTATAGTTCCTTTTTTACGTCTTTAAGTTTAACAATAATAGCTTTTATTTTGTCAATAAACGAATAACCTTTAACCTTTATCCAAGACTCATCCATACTTTTAACCTCGATAGATAGCAATACTAAGGCGATAACCTTTGTAGATATAAACTCTACACTAACTACGCTCATCGTTAAGCCGTTTATGATAAAGACGTCAGAGGCGTATACAAGCATCACTACGGCTATATAACTAACTAACTTAGGTATTAGCCCATTCCTAAACAATTTACTCGTAATAGGCTCTTTTAATTTCTTAGCTTTCCATATCCCGAAGCAAGTATCTATAATAGTAGCAAGAGCTACAATTAAAATTATGCCCTTTATCGGAGCGAAGAATAATATCAAAGCGGTTGTTATACTACTCAGATATAGTTTCATCGGGAATTACGCAGTAAGGACTATCGGGATTAACCTCACAGAATGATTTTAAATACTCACCCTCACATCCAGCAAAGGTGTGTATGCCACAAGGCTTTGGATA